ATGAGTGTGAAATCACAAGGTTTGGTATTGGAAGCACACCATCGAAGTATTCTTCATTATGGCAGTGGAATGCTGCCAATAGGTTAAACTCACTTACTACCATACCATTCAAGCCATAAAATGATTAGATATATAATTCCAAGTCCTAGAATTAAACCAACAATTCTTCCAAGTATTATCTGTATCCATCCAACAACCCAATCTTTGAATGAGTTAAACTCCCAGATTATTCCGTTAATTTCTTGATAAAATCTCATAAATTATTTGTTTTATTTTGGCATTCATTTATTATATTGGAATATGCGCTATTAACCGATTACACCACGAACAGAGCGACCATAGAAACGGTAGTTGCTGCCCAAGCTAATGTAACCACGGTCGAGATACAAGTAGTGACCGTACTTGACACCAAAACTGTAGAGAGAACTACTCCAGACAGTTCCGTATTCACCTACGTTGCCTATAATGCCATAGCCAGCGGTGCTAGCAGCAGGAATGAACAATGTATTTCCATTCTTTTTGCTTGTGAACAAACGTCCATTGATACCACTACCTTGATAGTCAGTTACCCAAGTATTAGTACAATTACTAGTATTTAACAGCTCTTTGAACTGCGTATCAGTAGGCATATGCCAATTGCCTCCCCAATTTGCTCTTGCTGCATCATCCTCAAGGTCAAGCACTGTTTTACCATCTGTTGCATTGTACTTGGTGAAGTTTTTTGATTCATCACCATACTTGTAGTTTGACCATCTAAACGTTTTTATTGAGACATCGGCATATCCTTGTGTATCTCCCCATTGGAAGTATAGTCCATAATCGGTTTCGGAGGTTGCGCCAACATTCATTGTTGCCCACAACGTTCCGCTTGGCAAACCAAGGTCAACATATTCTTTACCTTGGTGGAAATATTTTATTTTTCCGTCTGCATGTAAGGAACAATTTAGTTTTAGACGTTTTATACGTTCTTCATTCGAAATAACATTTTTCATAATGTTGTTTATTGTTTATGTTGCAAAGGTACGAAATAAATTTAAATTATCAAAAGAAATAATGTTAAAAAGATAAAAAATATCTATTTATATAGAAAATTAATAAAAACAAATCATAAATAATATATATATGCCGAAATTTTTAACATCTTTGTTCACTGAGTTGGCAAGCGTTATTGGTGGGACTTTAAATGGAGTGTTAGGAACTGCTGTATCTATGATGCAAGCTGGTACTAAAGCAGCATTGCAATTCCATCAAGAAGGTATATCATTAGCTAGGGATTTAGGTATGGGCTTAAATCAAGCTAATGCCTATACTAGAGTTTTAACTGAAAGAACGCAAGAATTAGCTGCAAAATATGGCGTTACTACTGATGCAATAAAGGCTGTTCAAAGAAACATTTCAGAGACAACTGGAAAGCAGCTATTGTTAAATGATGCACAAGCTGAAGGATTTGTACAAGCAAATAAACTTGTTGGTGAGCAAACAACCAATAGGTTTATGGATACCATAATGAATGGTATGGGTGGACAAGTTCATGCTGTACAAGGTGCAATATCAAAGGCATATGCAACTGCAATGAAACAAGGCTTAAATGCCCAAAAGTTCAGTAAAACAGTTGCAGATAACTTGTCAATGGCTAACCGCCTAAACTTCAGAAACGGTATAGATGGCATCACTAGAATGGCAGCGATGGCTGAAAAATTCGGACTTAGTATGAAGTCTGTAGAAACTGCTGCTGGACAATTTATGGAGCTTGATAGTGCAATTGAGCATTCAGCACATTTACAGATGCTTGGTGGAAGTATAGGCGCTGCATTTGGAAATCCTTTGGAAAATGCATATGAATCAATGTATGACCCAGAGGCATTTGCAAAGAGAATGGAAGACGCAATGAAAGGTATGGCAACCTTTGACCCTAAGAAGGGTTATGCTACCATGAGTGCGATGAACCAAGACATCCTTAGAAACTATGCAAAGGAAATGGGTCTTAATGCTGAAGAGGTGGTTGCCAATGCCAAGAAGATGGCTGAAGTTAGGTATAAGGAAAGTGAATTCAGTAATAAACTAGGTGGTTTAAATTTAAGTGAAGACCAGAAAAATTTCTTAATAAATAATGGTCAAGTATCAGAAGGTGGAAAAGAGCTTTTATTCAATGGGCAAAATGTTAATGCCATGAACCCAAAAGAACTGAAAAAACAGTTAGACAATATGATGCAGTTTGAGGGTAAATCAGATACTGACATATTGAAAGACCAAGCCATTAGTTTAACAAGTATTAATGAAGCGCTTACTAGCAATGCAGATAAAACAGCAGCAGCATTTGCAAAGGGATTAGCATTAGATAAAAATGCTCAAGACATTGTTAACGGAATTAATAATATTGGAAATGTTGCATCTAACATTGCTGAAAATTTAGGTAGAGGTGCTGGTGCAGCACTTATGAAAATACTTGATTGGATAAATGAACATGGTAGTACATTAAAGAATATTGCAAATGGTGTAGTTAAAGTATCTAGCTTCTTGGCTGATAATTGGAAAGGATTATTAGCTGCAATTCTTGGCTGGAAACTCTTGTTGAAACCTCTTCTTGGCATGAAACTTGGTGGTGGTACAACAGTTGGTGGAAGACTTGGAGCTAAAGCACTTGGAGGATTAAAACATCTTGGAGCTAAAGCGCCAAAACTTTTAAAAGTTGGTGGTGCAGCTTTAGGTGTTGGTATTGGTGCTTTTAATGCAATAAGCGCTCAAGAGGATTATGCAACAAGAAGAAAAGAACTTAATGAACAACTCAAAAGTGGCGCTATTTCAAAAGTTGAATACAACAACCAAGTAAATGAAGCTAGAGTTCAGAAAAATGAAGATGTTGGAGGTGGTATTGGCACTGCTGTTGGTTCTATATTAGGAATGTTTTTTGGACCTATTGGTTCAGCTATTGGAGGTTTTATCGGTGGATGGGTTGGAAAACTTATCGGAAAATATTGGGACCCAATCATAAACACAATTGGAGGATTCTTCTCTAAAATTGGTAGTGCAATTTCAAGAGTATGGAAACAATATATTACACCAGCATGGGATGCTTTCATGGGTGGTATTAAATGGTTTGGAAATACATTGATTAATATATGGAGCAATACTCCTATTGGAATGTTAACAAATGCTATTATATCATTTATAGAATCACCAACTGAATTTATTAATTCGGCAAAAGCTACTATAAATAAAGCAGTTGATGGAGTTAATGGTGGTATTGAGTGGATAATAAATGGTGCTTCATCTATTATTAACGGAATTAAAAATAGTGCAATTGGAAAGGCAATTGGTAAAGTAGTTGATGGCGTTACATCTGTATTCAATGCAATTATGCATCCTATTGAAACGATACAAAATACATATAAAAAGGTAAGTAAATGGGTACAAGAACATGTTTCTTTCTCAGCCATAAAAGAAGGTATTAAGTCCATATTGCCAGATTGGATTGTTAAAATTATTAATGAGACACTAGGTGGTGGAGACGAAAAAGCTGAAAAACATGCATCTGGTGGTATTGTTGGTGGAAATTCATACAGTGGTGATAAGATATTAACTAGCCTTAACAGTGGCGAAATGGTATTGAATAAAAACCAGCAAGCTGCGTTGTTTAATTTCATAAACGAAATGCCTAGCGTATTGTCAAAAATTGGTACTAATGGAGTACAAACTGATTTATTTAGAAACCTTGGTAGCATATTTAGCAGTATAGTGAGTCCGTTGTCGGTTCTCAAGAACTCAAACGATGTAAAAGCAAAACCAGTAGGAGAGAAGGAATATATATATGTTCCAACCAATGCTAATTCATCAAATGGTTTTAGTGAGGTTACAGTTAAAGACATCAACGTAAACATAAACGGTACTCTTAAACTTGATGCTGGAAATCTTACAAAAAATCTAGACATCAACAATTTGTTAAACGACAGTTCATTTGTTTCTCAATTGAAAGATTTGATTAAAGAGTCAATTAACAATGATATGAATGGAGGTAGGTTTATGAATGATAATGCGACATTAAGAGGAAGCCTAGCAAATATAACTTATTGGGGTCGTTAATCTTTAAAATAAAATAGTTGAAATTATTTTTTATATATGGCAAGTTTTTTAGGAAAACTAGGGAATGTCACAGCTGACCTATTGAGCAACAGTGATTTTATCAATAGGTCAGTTGGTATGGCTAATTCATATGAGGATATAATGTTTATAGTTCAAGCCCTAGGCCGTGAACCTATCAGTCTGTTGGGTAAAGACTATCTATACATTTTTGACCATGTTAGGAGAAATTATAACATGGGTAGTAATGTCATGGACTATAACTCAAATGAATGCCCAAAGTTTACGTTCTATAAGGAAAAACCAACAGTAAGGTTTGCCAATCCTTACGATGACCCGAAAAATCTACTAGACAGATGGACACCAGATGTTGATTTTGAAAGTACTTCTAAAAGAAACATATTATACTCTTATGCCGAGTCTGATGATGATAGAACGAATAACAAAGAAATTGGTGAGAAATATGACATAGATGGTGCTAATCCTGGAATTAACTTTGGCGCAATATCTAGTTTTGCTAATAGTTTGGATACTTGTGACTTGATTAAAAAGACAAATGATAATTTTAATCATGGTAAATATAAGACTCTTATTGCTAGATTTCATACTAATTCAATGGATTCTAGAAATAAAGAAGACATCACACAAACAGCATTCAGTAACCAATATGGACAATCTCATGGTAGAAACTTATTAAAGGTAAAGCCAGATGAGCCAAATGGATATAATAACCCATATTGTAGAGTATGGACTTATCACCATCAATATAATCAATTGGCTAGGGCAATAAGACCATTTGAATACGAAACAAAGGAACAACTTGAAAAAGCAGAAACAAGTAGTGGCTATGATACCGTAGGATTCAGAACAAAAGAAACTGAAAAATATGGATTTGATGGCGGTAGTAAAAGACTAGATAAATATGGTGTATTAAACTACAGAAATGGTTTGGTTAACATAGCACCTACTGCTAAGATTAAAGATTACTTCGAACATAGAGAAGATGATGAAAAAGCAGTATCTACAAAAAAATGTATGTTCTCAATTGAAAACTTGGCTTGGAAAAGTGAGAACATAATACATGATGAATACGACCAATTTGGTTTATCACCAGAGCAAAAAGGACCACTTGGTGGACGTATAATGTGGTTTCCACCATATGACCTTTCATTTAGTGAAGATGTAAGTGTAAACTGGAATGCAAATCAATTTATTGGTAGGGGTGAAAAAGTATATACATATACAGACACAGAAAGACGTGGTAATTTATCATTTACATTGTTAATTGACCATCCAGCAATACTTGATTATTGGACTGGTCATGAGCGTAATGGAATGAAAAACAATGGAAAAACACTTCTTCCAGGAAATGACGGTGGTGTTGATGAGATAAATAACCAAGAAAATACTCTTCTAAGATTCTTTGCAGGTTGTGAAATTCTAACAGCTAAACCGCAAGAGTTTAGAAAAAGAGTTAGGGTTGCAAAAAAAGAAAAGGATGTAAAACAACCTGTTAAGGAAGACCCACCAGAGCCAGAGGTACATGAACCAACAATTACTGAAAAGGCGATACATTGTGTATTATATTATCCTAATAACTATAGTGGAGTTGATGACGTACCGACTAAAGCTAGTGGAAAGGTTAATGCTATTTATTATCTTATGAATGGTATTGGTGCTCAGAAATTTGTTAACGATAATAAAGATGCTGAAGACATTCCAACTACAATTGACACACAAGTAACCATACAAGGAACTGAAAACACTGGCGGTTATGAAGTTGGTAGAAATCAATTTAGTATGGGAGGTATATCTGTTGCAATAGCTAATCTTAATGCAGATTATAACCAAATTAAAACCACTTATTCTGATTTAGAAACAAAAGATAAAAAAGCACAATATTTGACTAGTCCTGCTGGCGTTAGAGAAGACCAAACCGAAGGATATATTGCTAAATATGGTGAAAAAAGCTATCCATTAGCAAAAATAATCGGTTCTCAAGCCATGTCATTGGGTGGTGCAGCTACACAGTCTAACTTAACTGGAGCAACACACCAATGGTATCGTAGACGTTGGTATTATCGTGTAGATAAAGTATATGAGAATCAACAGCTTTCTAGACCAGATAGCTATCTTGATACAAGAGATTTTGGATTAAATGGTATTAAAGGATATAGAAGCGCTAAAGAGAATGAATCTATAGCCAAAGCATTTGGCTTGGACGGAAATGACGAAAATACAACGCTTATTAGCTTTGCTGATATGTTTGTTGCGTTAGAGGGTCAAAAAGCAGAAGAGTTGCTAAGTGGTCAGTTTAGTGAAGGTAATGTTAAACTTGTGAAGGAATTGATGGAAAATCAAGAAAGATTTAAGATTACTGAAATTAAATTTGAAGGACATGCTTCTTATCAAGGTTATGCTAAATCAAACGACACACTATCTAACAACAGAGCATTGACATTCAAAAAATGGATGGAAGATAAAAAATTTCCTGAAATTGATAAGGCAACAACTGGAACCAAAAAAGAAAGTCCAAAAAACAATGTTGATAAGGGAAATAACAGCGATAAAGTTGTTAAAATGTGGCGTAGTGCCTCAGTTATAATCAAATATAACGAGACTAGTATTGAAACTGCTGCAATGGCAGAATCATCGTCTGTTGAAAAAGGTAAAACTGATAAAAATACAAATGCTCCATTGAATCAGATTGATAAGGTATCAATAGAAAATAATAAAACGAGCGTTTTACCTGCACCGCCATCAAGTATAATTAATCCTTATAAAACTACCGATGATTGGCTTAAAGCAAATCAAAAACGTTTTGATGAACAACTTAGAGAGTTTTCATATAAGCTAAAAGGTCAGCAAGATGGAAAAGACTATTTTAACGAAATGTCTTGGGATTTTGATAATTCATATCTTCAAAATCAAACTGGAATTACAGGCGTTAAAAAAGGCATTGTTGAGCGTTATGATAATGAGGGTGAGTTCTTTGAACTGCTTGAAAAGAACAGTCCGTTCTTGCATCATTTGATAACAGACAAAATAAAATACTTTGACCCAGCATACCATTCAATATCACCTGAAGGATTTAATGCGAGATTAACATTCTTACATCAATGTACAAGGCAAGGTTCTACTGTTGGTAGTTCAGACCAAGGTTCTACTACCGCATATAACTTAGCGTTTGGTAGACCACCAATATGTGTATTGAGACTTGGTGATTTCTATTATACTAAGATTGTTATTAATAGCATTAGTATACAATATGAAACACCACAATGGGATTTAAACCCAGAAGGTATTGGTGTTATGCCAATGTTTGCAAAAGTAACGATTAACTTTGTATTCTTGGGTGGTAGTGACCTAGCTGGTCCTATTTCACGTCTACAGAATGCTGTATCGTTCAACTATTATGCAAATACTAGCGTTTATGATAACCGTGCTGAAATGGTACAATATGATGCAGATGGTAATGGGCATGAAGTTAAATTTAAGCCTTATTCTTATCCAGATATGATAGAAACAGGTGAACCAAAGCAAGAAAAGAAAAAAGGTGTCGTTGACACTGAAGAAGACCTTAGATGGATGAAAGAATTCTATAAGGGTGTTAATGTAAGGAATACTGAAACAATGCAGACCGATGAAAGAATTACAACTTTCGATAAAAATTTTAAATAATGTATGACATATAACAGATATAAATCATTTATAGTGGATGGTACTTACAAAAAGATACCATCCATTGAAGTACCTTCTTCTAATTCAGACCTTTATGTTTATTATGAAGTGGGTAAAACAAGATTGGATTTGCTTTCATACCAATATTATGGAGACCCTAATTATGGTTGGTTGATATTGCAAGCAAATCCTGATGCAGGTTCTTTAGAATTTAGGATAAAGAATCATACAAGGTTACGTATTCCATATCCATTGGATAATGCAATTCAAGGATATGAAGCAAACATTAACAGATATAATAATTTATATGGATTAAATAAATAAATTTATGCCAACACCTCATTCAAGTGTTAATTATGTAGAGCCTAATTTTAGTTCAGTTAAAGGAGAATTCAGTGGTGGAACTTTCCAAGACTGGGCACTTAAGGACGATTATGAAAGAGCACCAAGATTGGAGGATTATTCCATAATGCTTAATCTTGAGGTTGAAGTTTGTAGCAGAAAAAACATTTCTAAAAATGAGACTGTTACAAAAGATGTTTTGATTTTGTCATATACGACAAATCAAAGCAATGGAACGTCTGTTGTTAATTTTATGGGTGGTACTAAAATAGAATGTAATGATTCTGAAAAACACAACATAAACTTTTTGACAACAAACTATGCTGACATGTATGTTGGTGATTTAATAAATTATGGTACTACTGAAATGATTGGTGTTAAATCTGTTGATATTGAATATCAAAAATCATGCGTGCCAATTATCAATATTAAATTCACCGATGTAAGAGGTTTGTCATTATTTCAGCCAACTGAATTAAGTAGAACTAATGCATATCAAGGAATTGGTGGTATTAATGCAGATAACGTTGCGCAGTCTTTCTTCCAATGTTTTTTCAGAGTTCCTATGCCAAAGTTTACCATAACGATTAAAGGCTTTTATGGTAAACCAGTTACTTATGAGGTTTTATGCGATAAATTTGAAACTAATTTTAATTCAGATACTGGTGATTTTGATATTAACACTAGATTTATAGGTTATAGTTACTCTTTTTTAACAGATATTGTTACAGATGCTTTACTTGCTGCACCATATTCTGATTATGGTGGTAGAGAAGGAAACTTTAACAAATATTGGGCACAAGAGATTAACTCTGGTCGTTTTACCATTTGGAATAAGGAAAAAACGGCTAAAGATAACATGCCAACATTATATGAAATATTCAGTACTGTAAAATTAGCATTAAAAAATGTAGATGGTGAATCGACTCCCATAACAGATGAAGAAAACACACATGCTAGTGAAATAGAAAAGCTGAATTCTTTAAAAGATTTATACACATTATGGTATTCAACTTTATTTAACATATGTTGTGAGATATATGGTAAAGAATATGTTTATCTTTTTGAAGATAAAGGGTGTTATTATAGACTGTTAATTTTAACAAATAATAAAACGGTTACTCAAAAGGATTTATCATACCAATACGAAAACTTTTTTAGTGATGAATTTAAAGAGATTCATCAAAATCTTAATTCTGCAATTGATGAATACAATCAAGAAAGTAATGGTTTTAGAAAATTAGAAAATGTCTCTAAAGATTTTTCTAAATTCGAAAGGGCAAGTCTTTTTAATAGATTATTTGTTAACGGAAAAAATGAAATTGTATTTAATGGATTTGATAAAAATAACAGCCTACCACAAACTGACGTATTTAGTAAAGTTTTTAGAGGTGTAGAATATAGTGGAGCTACAGCAGATGCCGATGCAGAACAGCATAGAAAGCATGTATTGGGTACGATATATAACGATGGGGTAGACCAATATATTGATTGTTATTCTATTGATGTTGACTATCGTTATATTGATGATAGAATTAAAGCATTACAAGCAGACGCAAATAGAGATATTAAAGAAAAGGAAGACGAAAGAAAAATAAAAGCATTAAACAAAGAAATGTTTAAGCGTTTGGGATGGCATCCTTCTGTAGAGAATTTTACTAGAATTATGATGGCGCACCTAGAAACGTTAATGAAACAATTATATGATTGTGTTAGTGCTTGTGAGGGAAGAACCGCATCACAATTGAATGTAAATCCAGGAGAAAATCTAGATGTTCCAAATGCATCAAAAGACCCTGAGATACCACCATTTCCAAGAGTTTACAGACAAGTTGTTGGCGATGATAAAATTATAAAGAATGAGGATACATGGGTTGGTGAATTCACTAGCGGTATAGGATTCCAAGAAGTGGATTTTATCAATGGTTTGTTTAATGGTGCTGAAAAGGTTGTTGCCTTATATAAAGATGATAAAATTTCAGAAGAACAGAGTAATAGAACGATACCTATTGAATCAACTGAAAAAGCAATAATTAAACATCCTTTGACATCATTTGATTTTTATATAAATAAACCTCCTTATGGAGATTCTAGTGAAATTTCATCTGATGAAACAGGTTATGGTCTTGCAGGACGTATTGCAATGCGTATGTTTGACATATTAACAATCAATTATTTTAGGAAAGAACAAGGAAGTAATTTCTTTGGTACTAAAAATCCTGAATTGGTTGGTAGAATAGAGGCTGAAAATTTCTATGATACGGTAAAATTAACAAATCCTAAAATTAATACCATGATAAGAAATGGTGTATTCTCTAGTGACAATATCATTTCTTATATAACAAGTGAAGGAACTGATATGCCTTGGGGTAATTCTCCGTTATTTACTAAAGGTTCTAATCTTTGGTTAAGTGGATATAATGTAAAGAAAACAGGATATAGTAATTCAATATATCCAATTCAAAAATTTTCATATGAAAAACTTAAAGAAGTACATAATTTACTTAGCCAAGGTGATAAAATGACCAATTCAGAAGGTGATATATCATTATGGAATATACCTAGTTCAGTTAAAGATGAAACAGTTAATACAACTGATAATTATGGATATGGTACTACCTTTATTTTAGATAACCCTAAAGCAATCGAAGAACAATTACAAGGTGCTAATACTGGTGTAGATAGTGGATATACAGAGATTTATAATTCAATTTCTTCGGCATGTTCATTCAATAATGTAAGAGAATATAGTAATTTTGCAGTTGTTCCTGGTATTCATTCCATTTCGTTAAAGGCTGTTACAGCACAAGAACAACCGCAGAAAGCCATAATCAAAGATGGAATGGCTTGTGTTACTATTGGTGGAAATGAGCATAAATACTCAACTGAAAATATGAATAGTGACTTCTCAACACAATCTGAAAATGGTAATTTTAATAGCTGTGTCATAACAGAGGTGTTTGGTATGTCAAAAGATAGTAATACTGGTACTTATTATGTAGATAGAAACACTTCATTAGCAAATCAAACTGATAACCCTTTATCAGGAAGAGAAGTTGGTGGGCATAGATTAAATCCAGAAGAATCAAAGCTAACTTTAGCTTTAATGGGTATTCTACTTAATACAACAGAATTTGGAAGATATATTGCTAAAAGCCATACTGTTACATATCTTCCTAAATTAGCTGTACTACAAATTGGCGCAATTATATATGCTAGTGGAGGTATTCATGAAAATGTACCAAAAGATAATAAAAAAGAATCGATAGAAAAAGCATCAAGAAGAATAAGGTCAATTGCTTCTAAATATTTACCAGTATCTAAAATGAGAGAGGCTTCAATGGATTTTTATCCATACCAGATATTTAATTATATTGCAAGTCTTAATAAGCTAGCAAAGCACCAATATGAAAAATACTATATAGATTGGATTGTTGCAAACAAGAACTATGCTACAAAACTGTGTGATAAAAATAGCGATTGTTATTTACCAACATATAAGGAAAATGGAACAACGGAATCTGCTAGAAGGGTTCTAAATCAGAATAATGAGATAGTTCAAAAATTAACTAATGATTTACTTAAAGCTGTTTGTGTTGTTAGATTATCTGTAAATCATCACAATGGTGAAAAAATAGAAGATTATGCATTATCTGAAGGAACTGCTAAATTATATTTAGACGGTTTTATTGGTAGGTTACAAGAACTTTACCATATAAATAGTTTCGAAGATGAAAATGGTAACATCGTTAGGACAACTGATGAGCCTCATAAAACAACACAAGATATGAAAAAAGAGCTTTATAGGTATATGAAGCAAATTTATGATAAATGGATTCCTATGTCATCTCTTGATGATTGGATGTTAGAATCATTTTTTCCAACAAAAGGAGAAGAGATAGGACATAAATTTTATTTCATTGATTCATATTATAATGATATTGGTAATAAACTATTAGTCAATCCTAAGATAATTGCGGAAAAAGTAGAAGCATTATTAAAATATGAAGATATTAATTCAATGCTTTTGGGATTTTTATCTGATATGTATTCAGCTAGCAAATCAATGCTAATGTCTATACAGAATTTTGCCGATTTGAAGAAAAAAGATTCAATGAAAGAAATGTTTACGCCAATATCATACAATAGCATAAAATGGAGTGGAATTAACAAGTATCCAAGTTTTGTTGTTGTTTACCCTTACCAAGCTTCAAAAAATCTTAATATCCCAAATGGTGAATACACAAATGATGGATTTATGCTTAATGATGAATTTGAAACACCAATGGCAATCAGAAGCAAGACCAATGAAGAAGATGGGTGTTTTAGAATACCTGCGTTTGGTGTATCATATGGTAAACAATATCAGAGCTATTTTAAAAAGGTAAATATAAATATGAAAAGCCCAATAGCCACTGAACAGTCAATTAGAGCTAAACATGCAATTCTGATTGGGGCAACATCTAATGGTGAAAAGGGTATTAAATCACAAGACTTATATGATGTATATGCCTCACAATCATATACTTGTGATGTTGAAATGATGGGTTGCGCATGGGTACAACCATTAATGTATTTTGTACTATTGAATGTCCCTATGTTTAGGGGTTCATATTTGATTATGAAGGTTAAACATTCAATAAGACCTGGTGTTATGACAACTAATTTCACTGGCTGTCGTATGGCTAACGTTTCAAATACATTAGTAGAAGATATATTCACAGATGGAGATACTGATGCAACTAATGGAGAATATTCTAGCCTTGAAAGTGATAAACAACTTTTGGCAAATATTGATAACGATTGCCCATATAAGATATATCCATTATGGGAATCTAATGCTTTAGGTGGTGTGTGGGAAGGAGACCAAAAAGGTCCTCAATTCACTGGTTCTACTCTTGAAGAAAGACAAAAAGCTTGGGCAATAGCAATGTTCCATGCATGGTTATCTAAAGGAGTTAATGTCGAAATTGCTAAAATAATTGTCGCTCAAGAAGCACTAGAATGTGGATGGGGCCAATCACAAGTTGCAACTCATAATTATGGTGGATTTAAGCCAGGAGGAAATTATAAAGCTTTTGATAGTATTGAAGATTTTGTTGATTATGGAGTAAAAAATGTTTATGAAAAGAATTTTCCAGAAGCACTTCAAAAAACAAATTGGAGAGATTATTTCAATGTAATACAAAATATTGGTGGTAAAAACCCTAAAGGTCTTACATATTGTCCTGCTCCACAATGTGTTGGTGATAAATACACAGTAAGTATTATGGGTAAAGATGGTAACGGTGGAACATATAAAAGAGTATGTAAATATTTAGAAGGAGTTTCCACAACACCAACTAAATCTGCTACGGAAGAGATTACTGATAAGAAAGAGGATATTAACACAGCATTCTTTAATGCAATTGATAGGTCAGCACAAGATACTCCGTCCATATCAACTAAATTGCATAAGATTGAAGTTGATGAACTTGGGTATTTGAAGATAAATCAAGAAAATAGAAAAACTGATAAATTGGCTATTGTGTTTGATATGATTCTTAACAGTGAGTATTATAATTACGTACAAGAACTAGGTTGGATATATCCTAATGGTGGTATGCAAACGAGTATAAACCCAGATGTAATATATTGTAAGTTGACACAGAAACCTGATAACAATGCAAATAAAATTATTTGGGCTGTTCAGTATGGACAAAGTATTGCTACATATAGAAAAAATGAGATACCTACTGGTGAAGGAAGCTCAAATGACTTAATTTTGAAATCATTAGCTAAGAGAAGGGCAGCTATCGGTGGTAATGATGCTAACTTTAAGAAGGAAGTTCCGCAGCTTAATGACTTAAGCGGTCTTGATAAATACAAACCACAAGATTGTAATAGTTTAGTAAGTAGCACAGGTGGAAACCAATCTGGACCTAGAGATAATTCAACTTGGGCTAAAGCTGTTCAAAGTATGGGTAAATGGTATGAAAGCAATATTCACAATTACAATCAAAGTCAATATACCTCATGTCCATTATTGGGTGGACAAAAAGTAAGACATGATTGTAGTGGATTTGTTAGTGCTTGCTTACAGTATTTTGGTGCATTTAAGAAAGGATTTTTAACAACTTCTAAAGGATTTGTTGGTGATTCTAGTGTTAGTAATATGTTAACTAATGGTGGATTCAGACAATTAAAGTTTAGCTGGGATAAAGCACAAGAATATGATATTGTGGCTTTAAACGGTCATGTTGAAATTCTAGCATCTAAGGCTTCTCCAATTAAAGATTGGGGTTGGGGTACATGTCATGACGGTAGAAACGGACATCAAGGTATGCCAGCAAATGCTATTAGTGATAGATATATTAAGAATAAGTATTTAAAAATTTGGAGATATTTAGGCTAAATTTGTTTTTTTAACATTTTTTATATATCTTTGCATATATTTTAGAATGTTATGAAAACTTTAGGATACATTGTTACGGATAGGAAACTTAAGGGCATAGATGGGTTTGTGGAGCAAGTTAATGATATTTCATTGGCTGACTCTACCAAACCCATCTTAATCGTTGGTTGGAAGAATGCCAAGAATTGTGATGGGTATACATCAATATTGGAAAAGCAGCTTGGGAATAATATATATTGGACTTTCAGCAAGTCGGAGAGCAGAACAGACTTTGAGGAAGATTTGGAAAGTTTCTATAATATTATATATAATAATATATTAAATAATATAAATTATTATTATATTAATATATTTAAATTAAAATATAGTATTATAAAAAAATTATATAGTATTTTGTTTTCTAAGGAAAATAAAAATATTTATATTAGTAATGGTATGATGTACATTCCGCATAAAGGTAATGTTTTTGGATTGTCCTTAAATATACTTGAATATTGTGGAATTAAAACAAGAAAAATCCTTGATAGGATTATCTCTAGCCCAAACAATAGGATAATTGAAGATAATGATAAATTCGTATTCAAGTTAACTAAACGTTTGGGTAATAAGAAATACGCAATACCGTATTTCATTTCAAGTTAAAAAAAATAAAAATGAGCACAAATGGAATAATAATAGGAACATTCGTTAGGAAAAACAAGATTCTTTCATTTCTAGAGAATCTTAAAAATGCATTTAGGGTAAATTTAAGCAAAATATTCGTATATTCTATTGATACAAATAAGTTTGAGTACCTAGTTACGTTTAAAACATTTGATAAAGAAAAATTCATAAAAGGTCTTAACAACGCCACTGTGATGCATGTGAAAAATGGCTGTTTATTTTCCATCAACGCTCTTAATAAGCTAATCGAAAAAGAGAATGAAAATTCTGAAAAACCTAATAATGAATATCTAGTAGATTGGGATAAATATAAAGATAAATTGATAATCCAGACAAATGGCGAACTTTCTTTATCAAATCTCTCCAAAATAGAGGATTTTTCAATATTTTTCAAATAATTAGATATTTATAGTAAATAATGTTACAATATTATGGGAAGATTTATTATTAAACATATTGATAACAAGAAACCTCAAGTGAAAGTATACAATGATGCTCTTGTGGGAGAAAATAAAAAAAAAGTAAATGAAGAGGTTATGACAACTAGTGAAAAAATAGCAATGGCTCAGTCTGTTCTTAATAATACAGAACAGCCAGCACCTTCAGTAAGAAGGGTTAAGAAGGATAAAGGACTCATCGAAAGAACTGAGAGTTCAAAGACAATTTTAACAGAGGATAATAAAGAACTATTGAACGACTAATATACCAATGGCAACTAACGTTAAGTATCTTAAAGAAAATAATCTATTTGAGGCACATGAACATTTCATGCGTCTCAGTGAGGCATATATACCAACAGTTTTACCAGAAGAGGAGATAGACGAAGAGGGTGAAGATATGCAAGACCCAAACGCTATGGATGGACAAGACCCTAATGCAATGGGTGGTGCTGACCCTATGGGGGGTGGCGGTATGCCTCAAGACCCAAACGCTATGGGTGGTCAAGACCCTAATGCTATGGGAGGGGGTATGAATGACCCTATGGCTGGAGACCCTAATGCAACTGGTGGTGCTGACCCAAATGCAATGGGTGATACTGACCCTATGGCTGATATGGACATGAATGACCCTATGGGGGAAGAACCAGAAGATGATGGAGAAACTATCGATATTGACGGACTCACGAAAGCACAAGATAAACTTAATGTTAAACAAAACCACATTGGAAGAGATTTGTCAAAAGTAGATACAAGAATTGATACTCTAATAGACACTATTAACAATCTTTTATCTAAAGTCGATAGTAATAATAGCGAGATTGAGTCATTAAAGGCAGAGTTCGAGAAAAGGAATCCTACTCAAACAGAGAAATTGAACCTACGCTCTCTAGATTCATATCCATTTAATGTTAAGCCAAATGAATTTTGGGCTGAGAAAGCAAAACAAGGTGGATATGAAACATATGCAGATAATGATGAGCCTACAACAAAAGAATATGTCATTACGAATGACGATGTAGATAATCCGTCTGATGATATTGCAAACACATTTTTTAAAATTGATGACGATGACATCCAGACACTTGAAAAAATGTTTAATATCTAATGAAGACAGTTAAGTTATCTGAAGAATCATATAATAAGCTTAAAAAAAAGCTTGTTAATGAAATTGGCTATGGTAACGATGATTTACCCAACTTATTTAGTGAAATTGAAAATAATATCAGTGATGCATTACAAGTGGTTAGAGACCATTTGATAATGTGTAATAGGATGAATCAGCAGCCAAATAGTAATGTTCTACAAATAAAAGAACATCTTGAGGCAATTGAGAAACTAGTTGATTTTACCACTATATCTTAATATATTTTCCCAGTTATTGTGAAAATAGTAACTGGGAAATTTGATTTTTCCATTTATTTTTTATATCTTTGCGTTGTAAACTTTTAAGCACGTTTTGACGTGCATATAAAATAATTTTTTTTAATAACATTCAATTTATGAACAACAAAAATTTTAGCGTTAACATTGACGCAGAAGCTGTGAAAACTCAGTATGAACAAGAACAAAAAACTTTTATCCCTAAGAAAACTCAATTTAATGAGAAAAATTATCTTCAAGCGAGGTTAACAAATAACGAAACCTCTAAGACACTAACAATTAGACTGTTGCCGTTCTCCCCAGAAGGTGGTAGTCCTTTCAAGAAAGTTTTTATGCACACAGTTAAGGTTAATAAAGAAGTTGCACCTAATGGGTGGAAGACCTTCGTATGCCCTACGCACAACAAGAAAGACGGTAATGTGATGGGTGACGGTTGCCCATTCTGTGAGACATCTGCAAAAGCAAGAGAGCTAAAGTCGAAATCTCTTGATGAGCCAACAAAGAAGAAATACGGAGACGTTGAATTCCTTAACAAGGTTAAGGAAATGTGGATTGTGCGCTGTATTGAAAGAGGACATGAAGATGATGGCGTTAAGTTTTGGCTATTCAATTCATCAAAAAAGAAAGACGGTGTGTATGATAAAATTATGAACCTTGCTAGAATACGTTCAGAAGCAGCAGCAAGGAAGGGTAATACATATAGCATATTTGACCTTAATAATGGACTTGACCTAATTATTACGTTAACAAGGACTGCTGATAATAAAACATCAATCCAAATTGTTGATGACGGTTTCCCATCACCTTTGACAGAAGATTATGACATTGGCATGAAATGGATTCAAGATGAGAAGAAGTGGTATGATGTGTATACTGTTAAACCATATGATTACATGACAATTATTGCTATGGGAGGCGTTCCAGTTTTTAATAAGGAACTTGGCAAGTACGTTGATAAGGAAGAAATGAATAAGATTAAAGAAGAGGCAGAGCAGAAACGCATTCAAGACGAACTTACAGAGGAAACTAGAGACTATTCTGAAGTTGCAAATTCAAATGAAATAATCGTTGATGCGTCAAACACTGCTGATGATGATAGTGATGAGGATTTACCATTTTAAACTAAGCAATGTTATAATTAATATGAACAAATGAGTAAACTTTTTTTTAATTATGGGTCAATGGCTTCGGCAAAATCTCTGAGGCTATTGACCACAGCCTACAATTTTGAGGAAAAGGGAGTACAAATAATGGTATTGAAACCAGCATTAGACACTAGGGATGGAGAAGGTGTAATACGTTCTAGGGCTGGTCTTGAGCGTAAATGTATAATGGTTGACAAGGATGTCAATCTCTATAAAGCGATAAAGGCTTATAAGAATGTATTGGCATCACAGTTGGAGACACTTAAATGGGTGATTATAGATGAATGCCAATTCCTAACCGAAGAACAAGTAGACCAATTATCTGATGCTGTTGATTTCCTAGACGTAAATGTTATGTGTTTTGGCTTGAGAACTGATTTCCAAAGTCATCTGTTTCCAGGGTCTAAACGTCTTTTTGAGCTTGCTGATGATATTGAGGAAATAAAGTCAACTTGTGAATGCGGTGAAAGAAAGACATCAATTAATGCTAGATTTGATGAAAATGGAGAAATTATAATTGAAGGAAGCCAAGTTGAAATTGGAGGAAACGACAAATACAGAGCAATATGTAGGAAATGTTGGAAAGATAAAGTTAGAGATAAAATAAATAAAAAAGAAAATATAAAGTTATGAAACAGCCTATTAAGAAAAAGGAGTTTAAAAGACCAAGTATTGAAAGTATAAAAGAAAAGCTGCAATTAACCATGAAGGATAACTTGGATTATGACAAGTCGGTTGCTGATAAAGAAATGGATTTTATACCACTTCCAGAAGCATTTTCTGATGCAATTAAACTTCCAGGTATTCCTAAAGGATATTTAACAATCGTTACAGGTTGGTCTAATACGGGTAAGTCTACAATTAAAAACTGTTTGATTGCATCTTGTATAAATAATGGAATCATCCCAGTGATTTATGAAACTGAAAACAATTTTGATTTTAAGTATGCTATAGATTGTGGTATGAAAGCAACACCAGTTTATGGTGATGTGGAAGTTGAAGATGTAGACGAGGAAACGGGCGAAATAACAACGCATACAGAAAAAAGAGTGATTAATTATACTGGTAGTTTCTTTTATTTCGATAGCAGAATGTTAGCTGACAGATATGGAAATAGAGATTATTCTACTGGTAAAGAATCTAAAATTAAACGTAAACAAGCGGTACTTGAAGATATTGCATATTCTATAAATGATTTTCTCGATAGGCAAGAAAGTGGAGAAATACCATATCCGATGTGTTTTATTTGGGACTCAATTGGTTCAATTCAATCTTTTAAGTCATTAGAAAGCAAGAGCGGAAATAATATGTTTGATGCTGGCGCAATATCTCAAGCATTTAATAATATTATTAATAATCGTATTCCATCGTCAAAAAAATTGAACTCTGAATATACTAATACATTTTTTTGCGTAAATAAGATTTGGAATGATTCAATGAATTCTATGGGTGGTGTGCCTTCTATAGAACTTAAAGGCGGTAAGACTTTCTTCTATGGGGCAAGATTGATTATACACCTTGGAGGGATTGGTAAGGCTTCCACAAAAAAATTGACTGCGACAGCTAAAGGAGAAACTTATAATTATGGTATAACAACCAAGATTAGAACAACGAAAAATCAGTTGCCTACACCTTGGAATATAACATATGAAGGAGAAATGTCTTGCGTACATAATGGTTTGGTAAGTCCAGATAGGCTAGATGAATACAAAAAAACCTATATAAAAGATATACTATCTAAACTTGAAGAAGGCGGTGAGTCCGTTGAAGAGTCAGATGTTAAGTTTATTGAAGAGGAAACAAGTGAGTAACAAAAAATAAAATGAGGAGATTAAGAATATCTCTTCATTTTTTTTGTTTTTTTAACATTTTTTTATATATTTGCAAAAATTAACAATTCAAATGGAAATTAACAACAGAAAAAACGATTCAATCGTGGAAAGAGAAATAGCGAAGTTTTTAGATGAAAAGTTATATTCCAATAAGACACTTTTCAAGGAATTTGCTAGGACTGACGATAAAGAAGAACAAATTAGTGGCTCAGATGTCGTTTTAAGCACCTCTGACGGTGTTTTATATAGGAAGGTGGTGGATGAGAAGGTAGCTGCTAGATATGCTAATATGGGGCTTAATACGTTCTCATTGGAACTATCGTTTATTGGTAAAAATGGAAACAGAAGAAGCGGATGGTTTATCGACAATACCAAGAAAACCGAGTATTACCTATTAGGTTGGATTGTGAGGGCAGATATACCAAAAAAAGATGATGGGAGCGATAGATATGACACCAACGAGATTAATCAATGGAATATCAAGGAATTGGATTGGGCGTTGGTATCTAGGCAGAGGATAATGGATTTCCTTGAGAGTAAAGGATGGACATTGGATAAATTGGCATTGCAAGATAAAAAAATAAGGGAAAACGGCAAAGTCAAGACAAAAGAGTTTATTGATGATGTGTCATTTAGATATAGTGATGCATATGTAGAAAAACCTATAAACATACTACTCAAAAAAGACACATTTATGAAATTGTCTCATATGCATGGTACAATTGTGTGTGAAGAAGAACAAAAAGAGGAAAGAGAAAAAAAATATCATGGGGATAAAATCATTTTAGAGAGTAAAATTGTAAATGATAATTATACCCAATTCTTATATGATAATTATGATATACAGAATAGGGACATTACAACCACCGAAGTTCCAATGCCATCAAAAGAAGATATGGAAGAAATGAATAAGAGTCATTGGAATATTATGCTTATCTGCGGTAAAAGCGGTAGCGGTAAATCCACGATTTTAAAGGAAATAGGCAATGTTATACCAATCAAATATGATTATAATAAAGCAGTAATTAGTCAGTTTGAAGGATATAGCGAAGAAGATGTATGCGATTTATTAGGTGGTGTTGGCTTGTCATCCGTTCCTACATGGCTTCGTAAACCTCAAGAATTATCTAACGGTGAGAAGGCTAGGTTAGACCTTTGCAAATCCATTTATGACGCTGGAAAGAACCAAGTAATTTATGTAGATGAGTTCACTAGTGTGGTCAACAGAGACGTGGCGAAGTCAATGAGCCATGCGTTACAAAGGTATATACGCCAAAAAGATTTGAAAATAGTGATTGCTAGTTGCCATTTTGATATAATAGAATGGTTACAACCTGATTTTATTTTCAATTTGAACCATAGGGATGAAAATGGTGATGTTGAAATGGAAAAAATGGAATATGAAGAAAATAAAGACTATTCAGTACATCAGTCTGTTAGAGAAACTGAGGTACTAAGCGAGCCAAGAGTAATAAATTAAAAAATTATGGATGAGAAAGTATTAGAAATTGTTAGAGATTACGTTAATGAGCATTTAGATAAATCCGACCCAATACCACAATTTGAGGTTTTCACGGTTTGGAAATGTAAGATACTACAAAATTGGAAGTATTTGGTATCAACGACACTACCAGATGGTATGTATTACGAATTAACATATGATGGTGATAAAAGAAGATGGTATCTTGATGCTTATAAGAAGTTTGAAAATAAATGTATTGAGGATTAAACACTATGAATGTACAAGATGCTATTAGATTGTTAGAACATCATAATAAGTGGAGAAGAGGCGCAGACATACCTATGGTCAATCCAACTGTTTTAGGTGAAGCCATTGATGAGATTGTCAAAAAATATAAAAAATAGTTTGTTTTTACAGATTTTTTTTTATATGTTTGCATTATGGATAAGCTAGAATGGAAAAGTATTGATGACCTTCCAATGGATGAAGAACAATATAAGAAAGTGTTGATTCTATCAGAAGGAAGGTTAAGTGGAAGCACGTCTTTATATGTGTCTACTGACTATTGGGGAGTGTTTTTTGATAATAGAGATTTTGATTTGGAAAATGTCTATAATAAAAAAATAAAGCTAGATGATGGTAGATTTTCTTATGGTAGGTTTGGGGAAAAGAAAATACCTATGGAGAAAATCAAAGGTTGGATGTTTGCGGACAATTTAATAGATTTATATAATGGAAGCAAATAAAGAGAAATTCCTAAAATTAGTTGAGGAATATAAGGCTAAGAGAGAAAAAAAAAGGCTAGAAATGCTAGAACACCCAGAGAATTTTAAACCTAAATATCCTTATGAACTATTTGGCATTGAGTGTGGTGATGGGTGGAAACCATTATATCAGCCAATATTGGATTATGCAATGGAACATAATATAGAAGTTCATCAAGTCAAAGAGAAATTTGGTGGATTGCGAATATATTTGGCTTCTTATGACAGCACTGTTAGGAAAATGATTGATGATGCGGAGGAAAAATCATATAATACTTGCGAAATATGCGGGAAACATATAGACAAGCCAATAACAGAGAATCATTGGACATATCCAATGTGCAATGAATGTTACAAAAAACGGAAAAAATAAGTGAATTAATTAATATGAATACGTGAAAATAGTTAAAGTTAATCACCCTAAAGGGCAACGACCATATATACAACTTACTGTAAGAAGAGTAGAGCCTAGTGTTTGGAAAAGCATGGGGTTTGCAAAAGAGCATTATTTAACTGCTGAACTTAACAAATCTTGTAAATGTTTGCTGTTTGAGTGGGATGGAGTTCCAGTTGGATTTGTTGGAATTCTTAACACACCGAGAAAAGGAATACCATATGGATGCTCAATTTCAAGAATAGTAATTTTGCCAGATTATCAAGGTTTAGGTCTTAGCACAATGATTTTTAATTTCTGCGGAGGTATTGTCAAATCTTTATCTGATGAAGAGCACGATTATAGACTATACATTAAAACAGCACATAAAAAATTTGGTGAGGCTTTAGGCAGAAACCCAAATGTTAGGGCAACGATGTTTGATGGTAAAGGAAGGGATAAGAAAGCAATTGAGCATGATAATCACAGATACCGAAACAGACTTCAAAGAGTCAGTTATTGTAAAGAATATATAGGGGATGAGATAGATGGTTTCCAAGATATACTTAGACCAATAGGAGAAATGAGGAAAGAAAAGGTTAGGAAGTGAATCCTAACCTTTATTTGTTTTGTTAATATTATAATATTATGTTTGCATATAAATAATTTTTTTGTTTGTGTTTTTAACATTTTTTATATATATTTGCATAAAATAAACAATATATGGAGAATTTTAAAGTTATCATAGCTGGTTCAAGAGGGTTTTCAAATTATAAGCTTCTAAAAGAAAAGTGTAATGAATACCTTCGTGAAAAGAGAAAAGATTACAATATCATAATAATTAGTGGTGGAGCACGTGGTGCTGATACACTTGGCGAGAAATACTCTAGGGATGAAGGATTTACGTTAGAGATATATCCAGCGAATTGGAATAAGTTCGGCAAATCTGCTGGCTTTAGACGTAACGAGAAGATGGCTGAAGTCGCTGATGCGTTAATCGCTTTTTGGGATGGGAAATCTCACGGAACTAAACATATGATTGAAATTATGGAAAATAAAAATTTATTGGTAAAAATTGTGAATTATGAAACAAGTGACAAGACATAAGAGTACTGACTACACATATACTCTTTTGTTAGATAGCAACAATCTTCTGAAAATATCTTTAGTTGATAAAACAATGAATAATAATGGGGAAGAGTATGGTGCGGTCATGTCCTTTCTAAGGATGTTGGGTAATGTATTGAGTAAAAAGGATTTTAATTACTGTATTGCGTGTTGGGATGGCATTGGCTCTGGTGTTTTAAGGTGGAAATTCTATGAGGACTATAAGGCAAACAGAGGTAAGAATTATGAATTACATGACCCTAATATGAGCGATTACGACAAAAAATTGATTGCGTTCCAACAAAAAGTGTTATCATATTCTAGGAGAATGAAGAATAATGATGAAGAAAAAGACGATGAGATTTTTGAGAGGGAAAAGGGTATAATCAATGCGATTCTTGAGGAACTTTGTATAAGGCAGTATGAATTTGAGAACGTTGAGGGTGATGACATTATAGCCTATTATGTAAAGAATAAGAAACCGAATGAAAAAGTTGTCATAGTATCATCTGATAAAGACTTAACACAACTTATCTCAGATACTGTTATCGTGTATAATCCTAGATTAAAAGACTTCGTTACAAAAGATAATTCTGTTGAAAAGATTGGTATAACGCATGAGAATGTTGTGCTTGAAAAGATACTATGTGGGGATTCATCGGATAACATCAAGGGTGTGAAGGGAATGGGCGAAACTACGTTGATGAAGCTGTTCCCTCAGATTAAAAACGAGAAAACCGATTTAAAGGCGATTATAGAGCGTTCAAAGGAGTTGCTTGAAGAGAGGAAGGCAAACAAGAAAAAGCCCCTCAAATCGCTTGAAAACATCGTTAATGGTGTTACTGATGGGTGTCAAGGAGATAAATTATATGAGATTAATGAAAAAATCATAGATTTATCCCAACCATTGCTGACTGATGAAGCAAAGGAATCTTTAGATAATGAATTATATGCTGTGATGGATACTAATAATAGAAGTATAAAGAATGTATATGAGATAATACGTGCATATAATTTAACAGAATTAGAGGATGAGAATAAATTCAGCAATTTGTTTGCGCCATTTGGGCGAATTATAATGATGGAAAATCGCAGGTATGGAAAGTATAAAGAGAGTAATAGAGAAAAGAAAAAGTAATCTCAATAGTCTTAATGAAGAAGAGATTAGTATTTATAGAACACATGAAATGCTTTTAGAATATAGGAAAAATGATTTTAAAAATTATGTGAGGCTTAAAACACTTATATATTATTTTCCGACTACAGCAAAACTTGATAATAGTATTTTAGAAAATGTGTTAAAAAATTACCAAGAATATGTAATAGACGAGTATGAAACAGACGATATTAAGTATAACAATTTTTTGGATAATTTTTTTAGGGAGAAATATAAAAAAGAACCAAATATAGATGATGAGTATTTATCCGTTGAGGATTTTTTTAATTTTTTTAAGATTTAATTTGTTTTTTAACATTTTTTTTAATATCTTTGCATTGTAATTGAGATTTTAACAATATATGTTTAACTTTTAACAATTTTATTTATGGAAAATAAAGAAAAAGATTACAAAGAAGAGAGGTTTGAGTTTACTGTTTATGTAAATGATAACATTATCTGTAAAAGAAACTTTAGAATTTACAATTTCATTGAAAACAGCATGAACACGTTGGAATTCAAGGAAAAAATTGACGAAATTGTAGGAATTATTGATGATGATTTGAAATCAAAAAGCCGTGTTTATACGTGGTATTACTACAATCCGCAGTTCCCTGAAGACAATGAAGAGTTTATTTCTCCGTTGATTGAACCTTGGGCTTGTACCTTTAAACTTGTAATCTCTGATAACAAGCGTGATGTAATCACAAAGATTTGGGATGGATATGCATATCCTAAGTATATCCGTGAGAAGGTTGACCTCAGTAATAAGAATGTCAAGGTGGCTACTAAAGATGGTCAAACATTTGTATATGACAAAGAATCGTTTTTTAAGACAAATGAGGGCAGATTATCATTTGAGCATGAAGTACTGAAGGGGATGATTATTGACAAACAAGATGTCTTATTGCAAATTACGAAGAAAATATGCGAAATTTGTTCTCCTAGTAAAGATGAGATAAAGGAAATTAATCCGAAAGGATATTTTGACCCAAGAGATAATAATAAGTATCTCAGCAAGTACACAGTCATTGATGCATATGGTAATGACAAGAAAACTGAGGAGGTAAACGGTCAAAAAACAAAACCAATAAAATATTCTTATAGTCTTTACCTTGCCAACAAAAAGGTGGAAAGGGATTGGGAACGTGCTGTCCAGAAGAAGACTAATAAGTATTTTAAAGACATGTATTAATAAAATAATTGAAAAAAAAGTGGGTTTTTAATGGCTCAGAAAAGAAACGATTTAGGTTATTTAGGTGAAGCATTCCAATATCGGCTTACTCACGAGTTTATGGAAAACCACACTTTTTTTGAGGATTTGAGTAGTATAATAGACCAGAATATGTTTACTGACCCAAACCTCAAAACACTTGTAGGAGTTATGAAAAACTATTATGAGAGGGAAGGTCATGTTCCCTCTTATGATATGATGGAAGTTGAATTGCGAGATATTTCACACTCAGAGAAAGAGATTGAAACATATCTCGCAATTCTTGAAAAGGTTCGTTCTTGTGCAAGTGATGGTGTGGACAGAATCAGAGAGTTGGCTGAAAAATTTTTCAAACAGCAAAATATAATTAAAACGGCAAACGAAATCCTTAAAATTGCTGGCAATGGCGACACCACAAAATATGAGGCTTGTGTTGATTTGCTTAATGATGCGATGACAAAAGGAGTTCATAATGATTTTGGAGAAGGGTTGTTTGACCATATAAATGAAACTCTTTCCGATGATTATAGAACACCAATACCGACTGGAATTGGCAAAATTGATGAGGCACTTGAAGGAGGTCTTGGAAAAGGAGAATTAGGTGTAATTATTGGACCTACATCTTTTGGAAAAACATCGTTAACAACTGCAATGGCTTCACATGCTGCATGTAATGGGTTTAAGGTATTGCAAATAGTATTCGAGGACAGAATAAAGCAAATTCAAAGAAAACACCTTGGACGTATTACAGGCATAGAAGCAAAAGACCTTTCAAAACCAGATGTAATTGAATTGGTAAGACAAACTATTGATGCTTTTCCTCAGAAAGAACAGTTGGAAAAAAACTTGAGAATTGTGAAATTCCCAAGTGGAGAGAAAACAGCAAAGCAGATTGAAAGGTTTATTAAGAAACTTATCAACAGTGGGTTTAAACCAGATTTAACCATTATTGACTATTTTGAATGCTTGGAACACGAAGCAGATAGGTCATCTACCAATGAGTTTTCACAAGAAGGTAAAACGATGCGTAGGTTTGAAGCTATGGCTGGAGAACTAGATATGGCAATTTGGATACCTTCTCAAGGAACTAAAGACTCAATAAATCTAGAACTTGTTACAATGGACAAAATTGGCGGTTCTGTGAAGAAAGCACAAATAGCCCATGTAATAATGTCAATTGCTAGAACTGTTGATGATATTGCAAATAACAAGGCAACTATTGCGATACTGAAAAATAGAGCAGGTAAAAGCGGAAAAGTCTTTAACAACGTTGAATTCAACAATGGAACATGCCGTATTAGTACTGATAATGTGGATGAGTTAGATAGTTTATTTGAGCTTAAAAAGAAGCAGCAAGATGCGCAACTAAATACTCAGAAAGAGATATTTAATATCATAAAAAAGGAAAAAAATTTAAGCTAAAATTATTTTTCAAACAAAGACATTTGGTTATCAGACGATTATGATTTTGATAGCCAAATTTTTTATTTTTTTAGCAAATTTTATTTTTTTCTGATATATTTATTCTTACATCAGATGCTAAAAAAGAAAAGGTTAACCGATTGAATATGAAAATAATGAAATTAAAAAAGTTTTGCTTTAAATGGAAGTAAGAAAAAGCGACAGTTCCTTTGAGGAATACCAGCCTTTGAAGGTAAAACATGGAATATGCGAAGCATATACATCAGTAAATGAAGTTTGCCCTGATGGACTTATAGAATCACTTATCAAGAATTTGTTTATATACGATAATATTTCTTCCAAAGAAATTAGAAGACAAGTTGAAGAGGCTCTAATGTCAGTAAATAAGAAAGTGGCAAGAGCATATATCAAAAAATATGAAGAAAAAGAAGGAAAGGATAAAACGTTAAAAACGGATAATGATTTTATTAGGGATTATATCAATGCTTCCAATGCTTCTACTGGTTCAAAATACGATTCAAATGCGAATGTTGAAAACAAAAATGTTGTTACTTTAGGTCAAGAGTTACATAAAGGCAAAAATATTCAGCAAAACAGATACATTATGCATAATAAAATTAAAGCATTGTATTCAAAAAAACTTGCTGACCAATATATAAAAGACCTTGAAACACACGTTCTATATAAACACGATGAAAGCGGAACACCAGGATACCCATATTGCGTTGCAATAACTATGTATCCGTTCTTAATAGATGGTTTAAAAAATCTTGGCGGTCAATCAAAAGCTCCAACAGACCTCAAATCATACTGTGGAGAGTTCATTAACTTAGTTTATTCTGTGTCATCACAATTCATGGGGGCGGTGGCAACACCAGAGTTCCTTATGTACATGGATTATTTTATTAGAAAGGACTATGGAGAAAACTACCTCGATATACTTGATAAACAAGTTGAACTTAATAGAAAAGGTAGAACACTCGAACAAGTTATTGAGAATTGTTTCCAGCAAGTAGTTCATTCGATGAACATGCCTGCAGGTAATAGAGGCTATCAAACAGTCTTTTGGAACGTTGGATATTTTGATAAGAATTATTTTGATGGCGTTTTTGGCGATTTTAAATTTCCAGACGGAAGTGCGCCAAAATGGGAAACTTTATCATGGCTGCAAAAGAAATTTATGAAATGGTTCAACGAAGAAAGAACTAAATATGTATTAACTTTCCCAGTTGAAACAATGGCAATGCTTACAGATGGGCATGATATTGTTGATAAAGAATATGCAGATTTTACCGCTGAAATGTGGGCTGAAGGGCATTCATTCTTCTGCTATTTGAGTGATTCACCAGATTCGTTAAGTTCTTGTTGTAGACTTAGGAATTCTCTTAAGGATGGCGAGAATGACGATGAACATAACCATACGACACACCAATTCTCGATGGGTACTGCTTCTGTTGCTACTGGCTCTAAATCAGTAATGACAATTAACCTTAACAGAGTAATCCAAAATGCAACTAGAAAATACTTTGAAGAGGTAGAGGGTATTGAATTAGAAAAAGGTGTCCAAGTAGATATAAGGAAAGTAAAAGATAAAGAATTACTCTATAAATATATTTCCACTGGTATCACCGAAATGACAGAGAGGGTTCATAAATACCAGAGAGCTTTCAATGAAATTGTGAAAGATTTCCTAAATGCTAACATGCTAGATGTTTATAGGGCTGGATTCATCAATATGCGTAAACAATATCTTACAATCGGTGTAAATGGATTGACAGATGCGGCAGAGTTTTTATCTATTGATGCTAATCTGAATAAGGATTATGAGGAATTTGTAAACAATATTCTTGAAACTATTAACATTTCAAATAGAAAAGACAAGACAAGAGACTGCATGTACAACACTGAATTTGTGCCTGGTGAGAATCTGTCAAATAAAAACTATAATTGGGATAAAAAAGACGGTTATTATGTATCACCAAAACATATAATGTATAGCAGTTATTTCTTTAATCCAGAAGACACGGAGTTATCGCTTCTTGATAAAATGAAACTTCATGGAAATAATTTTGTCAAGTATCTTGATGGTGGACAAGCTGCACACTTGAATATCAATGAGCATCTTTCATTTGACCAGTATAGACAGTTACTAAGGGTTGCTTCAGAATATGGATGTAGTTATTTCACATTCAACTGTAAGAACACAGTATGTAATGATTGTGGCTACATTAGCAAGGACACTCTAGATGTATGTCCTAAGTGTGGAAGTCACAATGTAGATTATTTAACAAGAATTATAGGCTATTTGAAGCGTGTTAGCTCATTCAATGAGGCTAGACAAGTAGAAGAGCATATGAGAAGTTACAGACAATAATATAATTGGGTACTGTTGAAGTACCCAATTTTTTAACAAAAAGTTGTATTATGATAGAAATATATAGAAAAGAAGGTTGGAAACTTAACCCTAATGATAGGGTAGTAAACGCAATCTTGAGAAGATGCGAGAAATGTGATGGTTTATGCCCATGTACGCATGATTCAGAGGATTATGAGGGTAAGGACTTACACTGCCCTTGCACTGATTACAAGCTTAAAGATGTGTGTGAATGTGGGTTATATGTTAAAGATTCTAATTGGGATTATATAACAAAAAGATGAATAAAATGAGAGATAAAATAGAGGAAATATATA